TTATTTCAGCAAATACCGCCATGTGTCGGGTCCGACGATACCGTCCTCTTCGAGACCGTTTGCTTTCTGGAACTGCTTGACAGCCTGTTCGGTGCAGTCGCCGAAGATACCGTCCACATCCAGCCGATAGCCGTTATTGTCGCGGTACTCCATCGCGTTCAACAGCCGCTGGACGGTCTTGACTTCTTCGCCTGTGCTGATATAACCGGACTTAGCCAGATAAGGCATTGAGATATCGAAGTAGATTTTTTGACCGGTATCTCCGTCGTAGCTACTATCGTCACTACTGCCGGACCCGAGGATCTTGTTCACGGCTGCGGCGATCTGTCCGTGACGGTTATAGAGATAGTCGCCGGGGCAAGATTTGTTTGCAAAATCTCTGTGAACGGTCATATTACAACCGTTCAGGTGGTTCACGCGGTCATTCTTGTTTGTGCTCCAGATCAGCTTCTTGATACCGTTGCGCTGACAGATATCAGCTACAAGTTGAATCAAGGCGTTGTACGCCGCGTCAGTGACCGCGTACGGATCGTATGTGTCGGAGGCTACCTCGATCGTGACCGCCCTGTTATCGTTGGCATAGTTCGAAGATGTCCACGCCGCGTTGCTCTCGTCGACGTACAGACCGATTCTGCCATCATAGCCTATACCGTAGTTAGAGGACGCTTCGATCGTGCTGTCAAACACATTACCGAGCGATTCGACCGAGCACTGACCGACAACACAGTGGATCGTGATCGTGTCGATCTTGTGGTTGCGACCATAATAATGGTGCGGCGAATAGTGGACGTGATCGACAAGTGCGCTGTTACTCATCTTCTTCCCCCTTGCTGCCCTCAAGAGCTTTGAGCGTTTCTTCGGAGATACCTTCCAGATTCAAAAGGTCTTTTTCAGGTATCGGTTTCGTCTGATCCGTCATTGTCATTCTCCTTATAATCCACAATAACACATTCGATTTCATATTCTACAGCACATTCAAATTCGATTCTGCAACCGCGATAATTTTCGTAATCCTTGCAGAAATAAGCCACATCTGCTGTAGATAACAGCTCGAGCGCTTTTGCGAGGAACCAGAGCGGGCGCGCGTCATGTGGAGCATTTTTGAAAAAGCTGTCGATAACCTCGACATCTTCGCCGTACTTTTCCTTGACGCTTTTGATAGCAGCTGCTCTTTCTCTTTCAATCTGTTCGTTTGTCTTGTCCCGCATGGGCTGACTGATAAATAATCTCTTAGCCATTGTTATTCCTCCTCTACAGATTCAGCGATCTCGTTGACCGGCTCACTGGGTAAGGGCGGCTGAGCGTTGGCGCAGTCGGTCAAGCCCTCGCCGATGATGTAAGCGATCACAGTCGCGCCCGCCATGATCAGCGCGGCGGTTTTGTCGGCCTGGTCCTGCGCTCCCCCAAAGTAGGTCACGAGCAGGGCGACGAACGCCGCTACCGCGATCCAAAATTTTCTGCTTGTCAATTTTGCTTTCCAATTCATAGTATCAATCCTTTCTGTTTTCAAGATCGTCAATACGATGATTGGCGACCTCTATTTTTTCATCTATGACAGCATTGTGCTGTTCGATTTCATAAACGCGCTCAATGAGGTGGTTGTGCTTATCAACCTTCTTTTCGAGCTGGTCAATTCGATAGGTTGTCAGTCGGCTTGTCGCAACAATGCCGCCGAGCGTACCGATGATTGTACCGACAAGGCTGAGCAACCCAACAATTACTACATCAGACATTGGACTGCACCTCCGACCATCCGTCGACCGACGGCTCCCAGATGTTTCCGTCTCTGTCGGATATCCAGTGTTTACCCTTATGTGAACACTTCGCGCCCTTGCTATAAGCGTCATGTGCCCCTGTCGGTCGTTTCCATTCGGGATATTCGTCAAGGCTGATCTCTTTGAACAGAGCGGGAACATCTGCGGGCTTCCAGTCGTCTTGCGATCGGTGTGGCTGGATGACTCTGTACAGCTTTCCGTCATCCTGCAAAATGTCGCCCGCGGCATATTCTACGCCGTTCGGATTCCAGTATGGGAACGCCGCTTTGTTGTCAATCAGCTTTTCGTCGTCCGCACCTTCTGCCAATCCGCTGATACTCGCACGGATTGCGCGAGCTTCTTCCATGTACTTATTCATCGTTAGCCCTCCCTGTTAAATAGTCATATGCTTCGGCTTTTTGTGCGGTTTCGGTGTCCGTTTCTCCCTCGATCGGAATATCGGTCTCGGTATAAGTGAATCCGCTGTTCTCAACGTCTATTGCTTCGCTGTAGGTTTCGTCTGTGCCATCCTTTTGAATCATCATATTGCGGTCTGAATAGGTGCGGAATAGCTTCACACCGTCTGTGCGTTCTATATAAAATTCTGTTTGTATCATTATGTTGCCCCCTTGATAACAAATTTTCCCGCATAAACACTCCAATTAGTAGCCGCTTCAAATGCTTCGAGCATTTGCTGATTGGCAACTAAAAATGACGCAATCCACGAAAGAGTAAATGCGTTAGATAGCAAAGTCGGTATATTATTAGGATCAATAAACGCAGACAAATCATAGACTTGATTCGCAATGTTTGAAACGAACGAATAATTTCCTATTTTTTTTACCGATGACGGAATAAATACAGTTGAACAATTATGAGAGGCAAAAGCAAAATCTTGAACATTCTCTATTCCGTTATGCAAAACGAGAGAATTAATATAACAATTTTGAAATGCATATGCTCCAACAGTTTTGACAGTTCCAGCAATTTCAAGAGTTTGCATATTAGTGCATGCTTGATATGCTCCCGATTTGATAGATGTAACCGTATCAGGAATCACCATATCAGCAAAGTACATCGTTCCTTGCGAGTTATAATATGGCTGTATATTCACCGTAACCTCAAAATACCCATCAGCATTATCATCTGCGGCGGTATATGTGCCGTTCTCGGTAATCTGCTTAGTGATGAGGGTGGGCGCGGTACCTGTCGGAATGCTTGCCACCGTCTCCGCCAGATTTGCGCTGTTTTCCGTCGCGGGCATTGTTGCGCCCTTGGCTTCGGCTTCATCGTAGACTGCTGCTATATTGTTTTTTATGCGTGCGATCTCACTTGTCACACTCATACAAAATTCACCTCCGTTTAGAATAAAAGCCCCCTGCACGAAGGCAGGGAGCAGCCTCTCTACCTATAGCGAAACTCTGCGAAAAGTTGCATAAAAATATGCAACTTTGCAATAAGTTTATACTTGCGACAGCAGCGTTTCGATATCGCCGATCATGGCGTCAATATACGTTGTATCATAAAACGACTGACCGCCTTTGATTACACCCTTATGATTAACTGTGTCACCGTAAAACTGACCAGCTGCCATTGCGTTTATTTTCTCGGCAGTCGGGTTGATGGGGGCAAGATCCATTTTTGCTTCTAAAGCGGTATCAAATTCATAAGCTGAGATTATTGGCTCCCAAAAATAATTCGTTCCTCCTTCGGGGGTTGCGGCGATTTGATTTAATACCCATAGCTTATCATTCCATCCGGCTATGTCATAGAGATCACCGGCGAAAGAAAGAGGTATCTCGTCTCCCCAGCCCTGTGATTCTTCCGGCGTGATGATCCTGACGCCGGAGCCGTTGCCGACAGCGTTCCAGTCCTCGTTCCACGCCTTATCCCAGCTGTACTTGTGACCGCCGAGGGCGATGCCGCTGCGGTATTCGAAGCCCTTATTCTTCGAGAAGCGGTACTGTGTGACCGGTGTATTTCCCGACGCGGCATAGTTATCGTAGCCGGCAAATAGCACCAGACCCCTGAATCCGCTGCTGATGATATGGACATATACTGTATTGTACTGGTCAGCGCTGTCAACAGAGCCGTCGATGACATATTTGACATTCATCTTGCCGTTATCTTTGGCGTCCATCGCGATAATCGCGTCAGTAGCGGCTTTGATGCCTTCTTCGATGTGGTTGAGGTTCTCCGCCGAGATCGCCGGCGCCTGACCGTTTACCCACATGGTTTTTGTATAACTGTTCATTATTCTTTATCATTCTCCTTTCCCATGATTTTTACGCCCTTTGCCTCGATCTCCACGGTCATTCCGTACATGCCTCTGATCCTTTTTGACAACACAATGCTTTCGACGGCAGGGATGTTGTCATCGTTGACGGGAAGTCTGACACGGTCGCCGACCTGTACCCACCATCGGTTAAATACAGAAGCTTTGAACGGGCGGTATTCGTAAACTGAGCCGGTGATCTTGTCGATATGGTCTGACGAGTTGACGCTGCCTAAATTGTCAATGATCGCTCCAACATTATGACCGTTGTTGCAGTTAGTCAGAGGGTTATCGGAATAATAGAAGCTGTAGCCTTCTGTTGACGGTTCTTTCAAACGGACAATACCTCTGCCGCTGTTATAACCAAATTGAGCGTAGTGAATCGCCTTTGTAATAAATTCTTCATACTGAAGACTCGAGCCAACATACGAAGGAATATCATAGATAGTGTTCATGTTTTTGAAAGGGACGATCACTCGCGGTGTAGCAGAACTCAGCGTAAGATTCTGCGGCATATCCTCGACCAGATAAACGCCGTTAAGCTCGCACGCCCACTTGTAGAAGTTAAGAAAAGTGAATTTCTTGTCGATCACTTCATCCCATAAAATATCCGATAATCCCAGATCAACTCCTCTGTTGATGAAATCTGCCCACGAAGAGATCGTTATCCCCGACGAAGGATGGCCGCCTTGCAGCAGTTGATCCAGTGACATGAAGCTGAGATCTCTCGACTGGTACTGGCTCACGATCTTAGCAATCCTGTTCTTGCAATAGATTGTGTCGGCGCGATACATACGGTCGAAGGCTACGATCCTTCTGACCTTGCGGTTGCCGGTACGGTTGCAGGAGAAGATCGTACCGGCGAACACTGCATAATCATCCGTTGACAACTCTTCCGGCTGTGTTGCGGCGTTCGGATACAGGGACGTCGACGGATAGAGCGACGCCGACGGAAACAACACATCGGAATAATATCGCGTGCGGAGCTTCACGATGATACGCTTGCCGCTCAGATCACCTGTGTTCATCACATCCAGCGTCAGCTGAGACGGAATACAGCCGCCGATCTGAAGCTCCTCGCTGTCGCAAATCGACTGCCTGATCTCCAGACTCTCGGAGACGATATTTTCCGAAGGCAGTACAGCGGATACCCATGTTTTGCCTGACAGCGACTGTATCTCGATTGTGACAACATTCTCGATCAGATTGTCGACGAGCTGACGGTCGATCGCGTAGAGTTCAGTTATCATAAGATCACCCCGCTAGTACTCGATCAGCTCAAACGAGATCGGGTTGTATTGGATATCGGTATCCGACGCGTCCTGCACGCTGAACTCGACGTCGGGCAGATAAAAATCCGCGTTGCTGTAATCGTTCGTCTCGTCGTTCCAGTAGGTGACGTTGACGCGCCTTTGCAGCGAGCCGGAATAGCCCATGATGGTCTGCAAAGCGATCTTTTCGTCCAGCGTAAGAAAGTGTGTGGTAAAGCGGATCGACGATCGCTTATGCGGCATGGTCTCGCGGTGCAGATGGCCGTTCTGATCCACCTGCGCGTCGGCTTCCTGCCGCTGGGCGGGCGTCGAAGAATAGTCGGTAAAATAGTGATTCGGGAGGATGGTACCGCCGAACTTCAAAAGGTAACCTCTGTAGTTATTCACATTCCATCCTCCTAGCTCCAAGGCAGAGCACCGTGGTGCCTGCGCTTATATAAATTGACCTGCTTGACAAATTCTTCAAACAGGGTCGTGCCGTCAAGCTGAGCGATAAACTGATAACTGCCGCCGCCCTCGCTGCGGAAGATCAAGAACAGCTCATAGAGCTTCTTGAGATAGTCGAGGATCGACGTCAGCAGACGGGTATCATACTCTGATCCGCCCTGCATCATACCCTGCAGCTTGCTCAGCGGCGCGACGACCTCGGGGTCGCCGCTGCCGGCGCCGGGGTTATCGCCTACGATCGCGAGGGTAGGCGCCTTGACGATACGGCCTGTCGCGAAGTGCGGGATGTCCGGAGCGACTGCTCCGGTGCCATATCTCGCCGTGTTCTTGACAGCGATCTCGCGCTGTCTTTCATCCTCGTCCAGATGTGGAATCGCCAGCCAAGACGGTAATTCTGTTGACATCTCCCAGCCCCAGTCATCATGTCCGAGTGATTTGCCGATTCCTTTTATTAATCCGCCGATCGTATTAGCAAACAGCGCTACTGTACTGTAGATCGTAATCAAGACAGAATTAATGATGTCAACCACTGTATTCGCTAATCCCACAAAGAAATTCTTGATACCGTTTCCGGCTTTTTCCATATCTCCCGTGAAAATACCGGTTAAAAAGTCAGCCAGACCGCCGAGGGCATCGAAGATATCACCGATCATATCAAGCAAATTGGATAATCCGTCAGAAACAGAGCCGCCGATCACGTCCATAACCGCCTCTATCGCAGGGCCGAGCACCTGAGAGATCAAGTCGACGATCGGCTCCAGCTTGTTAAATACCTCGCCGATTTTCTCGCCGACGATCTCTAATTTCGGACCGATCTTGTCGCCGATTTTTTGGAACCACTCGGCGATTTTTGTCAAAGCCGGCTGTAAGATGTTCTCCCAGATCGGGCGCAGGACGCGACCCAGACCGTCTAAGACAGGGGTCAAAAATCCGATGATGTGACCGATCAGATCCACGATCGTCGGCAGGATTGTTTCGATCAGCAAGGTACCGATCGGCAGGACGACGTTTTCGAGCAGATACTCGATGTGGGGCAACATGGCGTCTACCATCTCCCCCACCTTGTCCACAACAAGAGTGACGGCGTTTTTCAGCGGTTCCCAGTCGAGCTTGCCGAACCACTCGCCGATCTTTTGCCCCATGCGCTCAACTGCGGGCTTGATCCTGTTATAGATCGGCTTGATGTGTTTGTTGTAGAAGTCGACTACAGGCTGTAAGAGCCGGCTGAATTTCTTCTTGAGCTCTTCGAGCTTTGTACTCGCGTCATCGGTGTTCAGAGCCACATCCGCGGAAAGAGTGTTGTCGATCCCGGACGCGAGAGGATTGTCGATACCGGAGCTGTCGGCGTCGTCATCGGAACCGCCCTTTGACTGAGAAATCACGTTGAGCCGGTCGAAGGACGCCAGCCCGCGCTTGACCTCGTCGTTGGTCTTCTTGACTTCCTTCGTCAGATCGGCTTGATTGTCGACGGCGCCGCCGATCGCGTCGGAAGTCGCCTGTACGCTTGCGGCAGAATCATCCTCTGTCTGCCAGCCGAACAGGTCGGACAACACAGAGACCGCCGCTTTCGCGACGTTGGTCAGCCGCTGGATCCAGGCGGTGATGCGTTGGATCACCGCAACGGCGGTATTCAGCACAGGCTTGCCGATCGTTGCCAAAAGTTGGTTCCACGATTCTTTCAGATTGCCGAGGACGTTCTCGAGACCGTTTGACTCTCGCGCCGCCTGTCCCAGCGCGCCTGAGGCGGCGTTCGCGTCCTTGACCATCTGCAAAAGTGTCAGCTGCTTCTGCGCCTCTGACAGATCGCGGAAGGATTTGCCGTAGAGCTGATTTGCTGTCGTGTTTCGGGTCGTTTCCGTACAGCTAAGCCCCAGAGCGGCGTCGTTGGCATAGTTGCCTTTGAGGAAGGATTTGAGGCTTTCGGAGGTATCCTCAAGCGAGCGGTCATAGTACGCCGCGCTGTCGGCGGTGACCTTCAACGCCTCCTCCATCATGTTCAGCGCGCTGACCGAATCCATGCCGGTCGTCTTGGCAAAAGCGTAAATTGAAGTACCGACGCCCTGCAGGCGCGTTTGAACGATACCGCTTTCGTCGGCGACGCGCTTCATCGCGGCGGAGGCATTGTCGGACAGATCGCCGAAAGTCTGCTCAAACTGCGAATTTGACGCCTTGACCTGTGCGGTCGTTTCTACTAGTTTTTTTGTAAAAGAGGTAACTGCTTTGACCGAAAAAGCAGCGGCGACCGCTTTTCCGATCTTGCTGAATGCTGATGAGATTTTGTTTCCCGCAACATTGACCTCATGCGGAACATTGTTTACTTCTTTGGTAAACCGACTTTTGTTCAGAATAAGGTCAACGCTGATCTCACCAACACTGTTCAATCATTTCTCACCACCTAAACTGCTGAAATAGTTTTGCATTTGGGCAAGGAACTGCTGATGATCCGCGGCGGTCGTATTGACGCGCGAGTGCCTGCTGCGCCACTCGTCACGGATCCTTTTCTGTGCCGAGGTGAAGTGTTCGAGGATCTTGGGGTCGGTCTCCGAGCGAATCTGCACCAGGTTGCCCAGCGGCGTATCCGCGCCCAGCCCGACCAAAAGCGACCTGAACTCCTCCCACTTCATCTGCCGAAATTCTGCGGAGTACATTCTGACCCCGTACTGCTTCATCATCGAAGCGACGATCACGTCATAGTCTTCGATCAGATCGTAGCAGGGGTCTGAGTTTCCCCCTCGCCGTCACCGCCTTGAAGCGCTGCCGCCGCCTCTAATACAGCGGTGCTGAAATCCTCAAAGTTCAGCCGCAGGCTCTCGATCTTCTTCTGAGATTCCTCGGGGAACAGGGTTTGATACATGAGGTTGATATCATCGACCTTCAGCTTACGCTTTGACAGCTGCGGCATGATCTTCAACATATCCACAGCAGCGTCGTTGATCTCGATCTCTTCGCCCTTGATCTTGATACGCGGCTTCTCTTCAAAATTCAGTTTGTCGGTTATATCAATAACTCTCGCCATAGTAATCATTCTCCTTGTTAAAGCAAAAGCGGAGCCATCGCGTGACAGCTCCGCTCATGTGTTTTCTTACGCCGCAGAGGTATACACGGGTTTACCGTTGCTCTGCACCTCGTATTCAAGAGGTCCGACGTTGGTCGCGGCGGCGGTGTTCAACGCGGTCACATTGATGATCGCATTCTTGAACAGCACAGTCGCACCATCAGGGAAGGTCCACTTGAAGGGACGCTCAGCATCGTGACCGTTCTTAAAGGCAGTGCTTGCGACCTCATCGTTACCGCCATCGCCGATGTTACGCTTGCCCTTGACGCTGATCTTGACGGACTTGGCGGTCATCAAGCGCTTGATCCAGCCTTCCTCACCGAAGGCGTGCCACTCCTCGACGCCGTTATCGAACGCGACGGAGTATTCCGCCATGTCCGCGATGGGCTTGTCGGCAACTTCGGCGCCTTGAGCGCCGATTGCAAACTGATTCTCATAACACGGGAACACACCGGTCTTAGGGGTATCAGCCATGTTTCTCTATCTCCTTTTCTACATAAAGTTCTAACTCGATGACAAACTCATAGATCCCGCCCTCGTCTGTTCCGACAAAGACCGGTTCGTTTGTCATCAAGTCGATGTGTTTGATCCTGCGCGCGCTTTGCGTGTCGATCCCGGGATAATGCACCGGGCAGGCGGGCTCGTCCTCGTCGGGATAGGTACCGTCAAGCGAGGTATCGCCGATCAGCATCAGATCAGCGTCCGGGAACGGCGTGCGCAGAAACTCAAACAGTTTGCGGGCGGCATACTGCGACTGCTCCGCATTGTGGGTGTAATGCACAAGCAGCGAGATACCGACCTTTTCGTAACTCTCCAGCGCGCCGTAAGCGCGGTACGGAGAGCCGGGACGCCGCAGCGGATATATGCCCAGCGCCTTTTCTTTCTTGTTATCGAGCTTGCCGCAGTAACCGAAGTGAAACACCTCGTGATAAGCCGGCGCTCGCTTGAGCCATGTCAGCACATCAAATAAGCCTATCACAAATCATTCTCCTTTCGGTACAGTTGGGCAAAGGCTTTGATGACAAAATCCTCCTGCGATCCGCCGGGCAGCCACGGCTCAAGCCATTTGCCGCCGGCGGCGATATTATACTCACGGTTAAAGTTATACTCGGGATGGTAGTACAACCGCCGCGCGTAGACCGTGTTCGAGATGATCCGCGTGATCCCTCTGTTTGAATCGCTGTGGTCGGTAAAGGTACTCTCGTTCTGCAGATTGCCGGTCTCAAACGGCATGACCTCGGCGTTCTTGATCTGACTGAGCAAGAGAGCGGTTACCATCTCGAGCGCCTTGACGGCGGACACATTCAGATGATTGATCTTGGGGATGTTGAGCTTGACGGTCGACGTTACGTTGAACTGTGCCATCAGATCAGCTCCAGCTTGGTATAGTTGACGGTACCGTCGGGGTTGCGGGCTTTGAATCCGCGCAGGAGCCTGCGCGTTCCGCCGTACACCGTGACCTCACCGCCCGAGATGACGGGGACGTCGGGCGCAATATCGCCGTTGAAAAGAGCCGTACCGCTGATCTCGACCAGCTTCTTCTGATCGGTCAAGACGGTTTTGGCGCCCTCTTGATAATTGCAGTACAGCTCTTTGTGAAACACTACGGGCGATTCGCCGCGCTCGGTCAGACCTTCGCCGTTGATCCTGACCTCGATCGGCGTGGTGCATACCCTGTCGGGCACCAGCTGCGGATACTTCACAGCACCCTGCACGTCAGACCCGTCTGCCGCAGCAGCGCGTACACATCCCCGGGTACATACACGCCGTCGATCATGCGGACGGAAGTATCGTCGAAGCTCATGGAAACGCCGTTGATACCGTAGCTCTTCAAGACGCTGTCAAGGATCGCTGCGTTCTCATAGCGAAAATGCAGCATTCCCGAACAGACGCTGAGAATCGTTTTCTGCTGAAAGGCGGTCAGCCCGAAGTAATCCGTGATCCGGTTGAAGGTCAGTGTGTTGATATCGCCGCACACCGCCTTCACATAGCGGGTCATATCGGTACCCTCGGGCGCGTCCACATCGGCGTTTTCGATCACGGTCTTCATCAACGCGTTATCGTCGAGCGTCAGCGCGGTATAAAGGTCAGTCATCTCACTCACCCTGCGCCGGTTCGTTCTTCTTGCCGTCGTCGGCTTTCTGCAACGCCTTAAGCTCCTTTTTGAGCTTGGCGTTCTCGGCGGAGAGCTTCTTGTTCTCCTTTGCGAGAGCCTCGTACTGCTCGTACGAAACCTTTTTGCCGTCGCCGTGCTCCTTGAGGGTGCCGTCATCGTCGTAGATGTCAAAGCCGCGCTTCTTGTACACCGCCGCCTGCTCGTCGGTGGTCACGGTGTACTCGCGGTTCTCCTTTACTGCTCTCATAAACTCGCCTCCTTACGACGCCGCGTTGATACGGCAGCCGGCTTTCAACAGCTCGTCGATACCGAAGGTGCCGTTATAACGGCGGTTCTGGTACAGATAGCGGTCGGCAGTGCGGCTGTCGGAACCCGGCTCAAACAGGTGGATGTAAGAGTACTTCACGCGGGAGACCTGTGCCTCTGGATCGACCAGGATGTAGTTGATCTGCTTTCCGGTCGTTGCGACAGCGTAGCCGTTGGTGAAGTTGTAGGCGGTCTTGAAGCGTGCGCTGGGGACGGTCTTGATCTTGCCGATATCGTCCAGCGTGTGAACGCGGCGGTCGATACCGCCCGCCTTTGCGACGTCCAGCGTGCGCTGGATTCCCTCGGCGTTCTTGAGAATCTTCTTGAAGGACGGGATACAATAGAGGATCACTCTGTCGAGCGGCACGCCGTCGTCCTCCATCGCGCACAGATCGTCGTCGAGCATGCCGAGAACATTCTGCTCGGTGGGCGCGACGTTGCTGATGGCGGCGCCGACGCGAGTAGCCTCGGCAAAGAGCTTGCTGTAGGTGTAGCAGTCCAGCTCGGGGATCGCCTGTGTGGTCTCAAAACGGCGCTGGATGTTGGCGACGGTGACCAGCTGGTTGGTCTCGTCGACGTCCATCGGATCGACTGCAAACTCGATGTCACGGTCGTGATCGAGGGTCACGGTCTGGTAATCGTTCTGGTAGGTGCCGGAGTTGAAATCGGCGGCGCGGGTATGATCCTTATAGCCGCTGACGGTCAGCTTAGGGATCTTAAGATCCTTGGTGTTGATGAGCTGAATATCGGTGTTGGAGTGGAACAGGTCGTCGCTGGTCAGCTCCTGTCCGTACAGCTCTCTGAGGGTGTTGCCAAAGGTGGTTACATAGTTTAAAGGCATGGTTTATTCTCCTTTTCTTATTTTTTTCTTACGCCGAAGAGACCGCGGAGCATGTCCTGGTCGACTTCGTCGGAATCGTTGCCGTCGCCGCCGATCTTATCGAAGCCTTTGCCGCCGCTCTGTCGGGTACCCTTGAGCGCGGGGACGTCCTCGAGGACCTTCTTGACAGCCTCGGAGAGGGCGTCGGCTTTGACTTTGCCGTTTTCGTCGGTGACGTTGTTCAGATCAGCCATGCGGAGCAGATAGTCCACAGATTCCATCGGGACGCCCTGCTTGAGCGCTTCTTTCATCGCGGCGGTATTGATCCGCTCGCGGAGCAAATCGCTCTGCGCGGTGCTCAGATCGCTCTGCAGCTTTCCGACGTCGGGCGTGTTCTTCGCCTTCTGATCCTTGAACGCCGCGATCGCCTGCTCCATCTCATCAGAGGAAAGCCCCTGATTCTTGAAGTATTTCTTGAGGATCGTCTCCTCATCGGCGCGCTGCTTGCCGTTGATGATCCCGGCGAGCTTGTCATAGTCAAACGCGGGAGGGGTCTGATTCTGCTGACCGCCGCCCTGCTGGGTCTGCTGATTCTGTTCGTTCTGCTGATTCTGTGTGTTGTTTTCGCTCATGATAAGTTCTCCTTTCAGTTGTAAGGGTGTCTCCCAAGTCAGTTTGTAAGAGTGTCTTCTCTGGTCAGTTTTTGGGGTGTCCTCCCCTGCTCTGTGTTCTATGTTATAGAACACGCAGCACATCAGTTTTACTCGGTGTCCTCCCGTAGTTTTGAGTCTTCGGACGTATATCGATCGTCATTGCGAACCCGTCAGGGTGAGGCAATCTCAACCGATGATAGGCATAACAAAAGCGACTACTTTTCAGCAGCCGCTTCGGGTGCGTCGGTCTCAGCTTTTCTTGCTAAGCCCAACGATATCAACTTTTCAGCGCGGTCGGGGCTGACCGTCAGCTCCTCACCCGCCTTTTTCAGCTTCAAGCTGTTGGTCTTATCGTAAAAATCACGCTTGACCTTCAGCTTGACGTTCTTCTCTTTTACAGCTTTTTCCACATCATATCACCTCCTTTGGGCATAACAAAACCGCCCTGCCGTAGCGGAGCGGTTAAATCCCACTGTATTCAGCTTTTATACAATCTTTCGTTTTACACCGGACTGTATAGGCTGAACCAAAATCCTCAATAATGATTTTATTACCGCAACGCGGACATTTCAAATCGGTCGCGCCGCGTTTTGCAATTTCATTCTCTGCTTGCACTAAAAAAAGATGTTCTTCGATGGTGGTTTTAATAGCCATATACAACCCTCCTTATAAAAGCGTTATGTTTGATTGTTATACCTTGCTCTTTAGCTCTCTCTAAAGCATCTAAGATCAGATGCTGTCGTTCTATTAATGACAAATTAGGACATGTTTTTGCAGCAAAATAACTCGCTCTAAATTCATCGTTCCAAGAACCTTTTCTAAGCTTTGTACCACGAAAAGCTCTATGACCGTAGTATTCATGAGCTAAGGCGGCTCTCGAGGACATTTTGTCACGGGGATGATCTGATGATTTATCCGGTAATACATCGCCTCTAACCCTTATCACATCAAGGACATCATCATAACCGGTTCGAATCCCTTCATTAAACTGAAAAACTTTTTCGTCAGCTTCAATTGACTTTATATCCTCTTTCAATGACAGTATTTCGTCATCTGATAATATGTGATCTCTGGGCTGTCTTAGACCGTTAGGCAAATTACGTGAAGCTATATTTCTGCTTATCTTTATTATACCACTTTTCTCAGCTTTTGCAAGCTGTATTTCGTGATAAGACTGCCATTTTTCGGCGTAGGTTTGCCAGTCGTTCCGGCGGGCGAGGTATATCTTTTTGTTATCAGGATCGAGGGCGTATTTTGACAGGCGCCTGTACATCTTCTCCATACGCTTACCGTATGCCGCCCTCTGTTCGGCGTGTTCGATCTCGGTCAGCTCCTCCTGCGCTTTTTTCGGGAGCACCTCCCGATCGGGCGGGGTGCTGATCCCCTCGATATACAGGGATGAGCTGTCCTTACAGCGCGGATGGAACAGCCCGGCCTTCATCGCGTCACTGAGCAGAGGGTACTTGCCGCCGTGATCGGACGGCTTACCGCCCGCGTAAACGTCGTCAATAAAGACCATGCCGACAAAGTCCGCGCACCGTCCGCAGGCTCCGTGACGGCGGTTGATGATAACGGTGGAGATCCCCCACTCCTGCATTTTTGCGCCCTCGCCGCGCAGGTAGGCGCGTTTGTTGGCGGTACGGATCGCCATCTCGGCATAATCATGCAGTGTGTGCCGCGCGCCGTTGCTGTATTCCACACATTGAAGCCCCGCGCCGATCATGTCCTTTGTCGCCATATCGACCGCCTGCTCATAGGTAGCGGCGCCGCTGTTCATGAACACTTGCGCGTCGAAGATTGCTTTTCGGTAAGCGTCGTTGGAGCGCCGCAGGACAGCGAACTCGGCACGGCTGAGGTCGCTGGTTGTCGCCTCGATCAGCGCGTTCATCTTTCGTTCGTTGAGCCGGAAGAACGCCGCGTGCGACTGCGCGGTACTGCGGCGCGGATTGTAGCCCTTTTGGATCGCTTTAAGGATCCTCTGCTCCTGCCGATAGCCTGCGTCGGCGGCGGTAGCGGTCAGCATTTCGCCGACCCTGTTGTTCAGCTCGGCAAATTCTGCGGAAAACTTCTCTTGATTGTTGCGGCGGTATTCCTCGAGCGCCTCGAGCTGCTTTGCCTGCCACTGTTCCCAGTTATAGCCCTCTTTCAACTCCTCGGCGCGATGGTGCTTGAAGTTGCGCATCATCGAATCAATCAGGTAGTTCTCGATCCTCTCAAACGCGCGGGAAAGATCATACTCCCGAGACATCAGACGTCACCGTCAGCGTTGACGGCGGGAGGGTCGTCCATCATCACGATCCCCTGCTCCTCCTTGATTCGTCTGACCTCCTCGGCTTTCCATGTATCGTCCTTGCTGTCGCCGTAGAGCTCCTCTACAGCGGCTTGGGTCGACATGATACCGCCGGTTTTGCCTTTGGAGATCGTCTCGACCTGGCTCTCAAAGCTCGGGTTCGCGTACTCGCCGAACTCGACCGCAACCGCGGGCTTATCCACAGCCTGTTTGTGCCAGATCTGATCGGCGCACAGCACAGCGGTGACAACCTCGGGCAGAACGGTGTTCAGCAGTTCGATGATGTTGCCGCGGGTATAGAGCGTTGTTTTCTCTTTCTCACGCTGCGCCTCGGCGTTGTCGAGCTTCTTGACGTCGATACCGAGGGTCGAGGGGCTGATGACGCCCTGCAAAGCGAGATCCAGCGCGGAGATGTAGGTCGCGAGATAGCTGTCGTGCGGGATCGCCGCCTGTTCGTTATAGATACGGTTGCCGTTCCCGCTCTCGGATTTATCACTGCCGACCGCGATAAAGCGGTTGTCAAAGGCGTTCGGCTTAATCAGCCTGCCGGTCTCGGGATCGCGGGGGATCAGATCCTCGGGGATATACTGCTTGGTTCTGCCGGCACGCAGGGCGTCCATCCACTGGCTCCATGCTTCGTCCAGCGCGTCAAAGTTGTCGCTCTTGCCCTCGTACAGGCTCTCGCCTCTGCCCTTGAACTGCTCACTGTCGCCATAGATCGCGGGCACGGCGAGCATGACGGAGCTATCGAAGGTGACGCCCTTTGAATCAATCCACTTTGTCTGCGGGATGAAATTCAGCGGCAGCCGCTCACCGTTCTCGTTGACCAGCTCATAGCGGATATAGCCGTAACCGTAACGCTCCTTAAAGACGTAGCGGCGGTAGCTGTATGTGTAGGTCGTGAGAAAGACGACCTCGTGGATCCTGCCGCGCCGGTAGACAAACTCGACGTTCTCGCCGGAGACATACTCGAGGATCGGACTGTCCTGTGCGATTGCGGTATCGAACGTCACCTTGAACGCGCCGTCGCCGACGATCAGGAGCTTCTTCAAAAACCGCTTGAACAGCTTATCGAATTTATTCTCCTGCGCGATCGCTTTCCAGCGTTCCTCATGCGTCGGCTTCTCAAAGGTCAAGCCGTTGTAGTCATGTACGATGATGTTGGTCAGCACCTTGACGACCAGCTTCGGGAGCCCCGTGTGGATTTTGCGGATCTCCATACCTCGCGTCGACGACGCCTTCCAGAACATCGTGGGGCTGACGTCCAGCTGACCGAAGAAGTCGGACAGCTCGGAGCTGTCGCCGCGGTACCACAGCTTGTTTCTGGCGATACTGCCGTAAAGATCGAGCCGCTGCCGAATCACGATCTGATGATTAACAGCAGGCTCTATATGTAAGAAGTTACGGATCTTTTCTCTCAAAAAATCACCCAGTCCCATGTTTATCATTTCCTATCTTTGCTTTATACGGTATCCAGGCATACTGTCCGGAGTTGATACAATGATCGTTTCTGTCCTCGGGCTCATTGTCCTTGTTGTCCTTCCATGAATAGCTCTCAAACTCCGCGATCGTCGTCTTGCAGTGATCGAGCACATAGAAATACCCCTGCGTCAGCCACGACGTCACCAGCTTGATACGGTCGATGATCTTGAGCTTCTTCCACGAATTGTTGAAGGTATAGATACAGCCGTGCAGACGCTTGTACTTGTTCAGCTCCGTGATCGTAGCCTGATCGGCGGAGTCGATAAAGACGTTGCGAGCAAAGCCCCAGTCCTCTCGGTTGCGCTCCAGAAAGTTAATGAAATTCGGCACCGTATCGGACGGCGCGATCGGCTCGGACAAATCTTTGTTGTTGTAGACCTTCTCGTCGAGCTGGATACACTTGCCGCGGTCGGTAAAGCCGTAGAAGGTCATCGCGATCGTGTCCTCGGATTCGGAGCTGTAGGCGGTATCAAGACCCGCGGAGAACTCGATGAAACGCTCTTTGTGACAGTCGTCCGTCAAGAACTGCCGCGCCCACTCGCGGGAGCGGACGTGCTTCTTGCGCTCAAAGTTCGGGAACACCAGCCCCGTCGCCCTGCCGCGCAAGCCCTGCACCTTGTTCTTGTAAATCTTTGTTCCCTTCGGGGTGTTGTTCAGCACGCGGTCAAGCTCCGACTGCCGCAAGCCGAGATTATCCTTGAAGCCGAAGAACCAGTGCAGCCAGCCTTCTTTCGGTTCCTCGGTCAGATCATTGAGAATTTCCCGCGGCGTATCGTCGCGCCAGCGGTCGAGAGGGCGGGCGTGGTTGATGTACTCGTGATAGATCGGCAGGTTCGGATCGTCGGGGTTCAAGGTTGCCATCATGTAGTCGGCGCGCATAGAAGCCTCGCGGACAAATTCGATATCGGCGGTGTTGATCTCGTCGATATACAGACAGCCGTACTGACCGCCCAGCGCCTTCTTCCACTTTGTCTTGTCACCGTAGCCCATGACATAGATCGTCTTGAACTCGCCCGGCGCTGTCTGAAAGAGAAGGTGCGGAATCTTATCATCCTTGGTGCCGTTGCCGTTATAGGTGACCAGCGAATCAAAATTTTCGAGGATCCCGAGATCCTTGCGGATGATGTTTTTCTCGGCGGTACCGATATCGTTTGCGGCGATGATATGCAGCTTCTTCTGCGACTGCGCCACCATCAGCATGAATTTGAACGCGCCGACGGTAGTCTTGCCCGCCATAGTCGTGCCTTCGAGGAACTCCACAGGCGGCTTGCAGCGCAGAAAATCCTTGTATTTCGGCGAGAGAATCAGCTTATTCGGCACTGTCCTCACCGCCGAGCTGTTTGAGGATCCCACTAAGCGCGGACAGCTCCGCTCTAACGCTGCCGTCGAACTCGAGCTTATCCTTGAACAGACCGAGATGTTTGCCGAGCAGTTCGAGCGCTTTCAGCTTATCGGCAAGCTTGACTTCGCGCTCGACGCCGTCCTCGCCGAAGGTCTTGACCTTGACCGACTGGATCGCCGCCATATCGTCATCGGAAATCTTGTCCATCAAGAGCGCGGTATCGAGGTCGACGATCTCGCCGGCGTTGACAAAAGCGATCTTGGCGATCTCGCGGATCACGCGGTCGGCGTTGATGCCGGTGCGCCTGCTGCGCTCGGCGATCAATTTATCGACGGTGCTTTTGATATTAACATTTGCTAACAGCCTCGAGCCCTGTTCGTTAGCCGTGTCGGGCGAGTAGCCGGCTCGGATCGCCGCCTGAGTGGCGTTCAGATCGACCAGATACTCCTCTGCGAATCTCTTTTGTTTTTCTGTCAGTTTTGCCACTCAGCTCACCCCTTCCTTTGGTGCAAAACAAAAAGACCCATGTAAAATCCATGGATCCTTTTGCTCAGCACCAGCTGCAGTTACGGCACCGCCGATCTTTTCGACTGTACCGATTATAAGTATAAATGATACAAAAGTAACATTGTAACACCTTACCATTCATAACGATAGCAGCGCATTTTAATACTCCCGACAGTATCCATCCTACCGTCAGTAATTTGAGCAATTTTCCGCCAGCTGTACCGCCGCACCAGAAACAGGTAGATACAGTTCTCCTCGTCCACATCGGTAGACAGACGGCTCAGCTCCCTGTCGCGCCGCTCTCTGAGCTCAGTGATCTGTCGCTCGGCGTCAGCGATCTCCGCAACGGCAGCGCCCAGCTTGTCGGCAACGTTGCCCGCCCCGGGCAGCCCTGTCAGCGACGGCGTGACGTTGAAGACGTCGGATTTCAGCCGTTCGAGCTTTCTGAGCAGCTGCGCGATCTGCCGGTTTATCTCCTTGATCTCGCGTATGGTCATTAAAATTCCTCATTTCCTGCGAAGGGTTGAATTTCGCTTTTTTTTGATGATTTTGATGACGGCATAGGTGACGAGAGCGAAAAACTCGCCCGCGATCGTCGCGATCACGCCGCACCAAAACGGCGGTATGGTAAAGGTCATTCGGTTCCATCCTTCTTTCCCCACTCTCCCCACTCTGCTTTTACTCGATTATCTTCAAATACAATACGATGCGGAGCGACTTCTTCAATAGAACCGTCCTCAAATTCTACGGTTCCAAGGGTGTATTTGACTTGTCCTGCCGGAGCACCGCCTATCATCGGGCTTGCTTCTACAACTTTGCAAAATTCATGCCAACGATGAAACAATGCTCTGCGTCCGTTTACGGTACACCTCCTGTACTCGCTCTGCGAGAAAGTAACTAAACCATCTAAAGCTGCCAATATTTTTCCTCCTTATTTAATTGTTACGTTGCTCTGTACAAATTCCCATTTTCTGATCGTTCCTACCTTCGTCATATGAAGTATACCGCGTACATCACAGCACGGCTCGGTCACAATAGGTTCGATATCCATATGGGATAAGTAGGCGTCAAACTCTTCGCCTTGATATCGTATTTTAGCGGTAACCTGATCTTGATCCAGGTCGATGACAATGGCTTTCTTTTGCCTGTAGTCGGTATCACAGAAGGGACAAATACCGTCTTTGAGCTGACCGCCGCAGTTGATGCAGTTGGTTAACTTTCGCACGCTTATTCCTCCGTTTCTATGATTGTCGGGGCTTCATCTATAGCCTGCTTGATGCCGATTGTAAACATTCCTCTATCGGTGGTATTGTAATAACCACGAAGCATATAGTCATTTTCCTCAATTACCTTTATTAACTCATCTGCATCAATCAGCCGGCCGTGAGGTTTAGGGAGATTGTATTGTGATCTCAGCTCTTTCAGCTCTTCAAGCCACTCTCTGAGCTGTTTATGTTCCTGACCACATTGTGAACAGTTTTCTTTATCGCGACAATGTTGAATTGCCTCGTCAAGTGTCATCAGGCTCATTGTTCTTCTCCTTTTCAAAGTGATGATTCATGCATAAGGCTACCGCTACCGTAGCTAAGAACAGGCAGACCAAACAAGAAATATCAACCAGTGTTTCCATGCCTTTGATAAAAATACTGCTCATTCTCCCAACTCCCCGCTCAGATATTCGCGCCAGCAGTCCCTGCACAAGAAGCCGCATGGCGCGTTGAGCTTTTTAGGGCAAATCTTTGGCGGGCATTTATTTTCGGCGATAAACTCCGCAAAGTCGTTGACATCCATGCTTTTGAGTTTATCAAAGTTGGTCATTGTTTATCCCTCCTTCTATCGGTTCAAAACAATTTCTATCTGCAAGTGTATTGCAACCTATTAGGTATTCACAGCTATGTGGATTCCGACATATTGCTAACTTACCTTCGTGTTCTGGATACGGTGATGGATCATAGTGCTTGCAGACATCAATACACTTCGGTAGTTTGCTTCGTTCAGAAAAATTTGTTTTTGTAAAACATTTGATATCATTCTCCAATATCTTTTCTACCTCTCTTTCATATTCTTCCCTGCTGACCTGCGTACAGCGGTCGACGGTCAGACCGTTGCTGAACGTGGTGCGGTAGCGTATCTCGTATGTATTCGGCGGCGTGTAGGACGCGTCGACAACCTCGGTGAACGAGTACCGCACCTCGGGCTTGTCCCGCACGGTGCAGGATGACAGGACGATCACGGCGAAGATCAGACAAATCAGTCGGTTCATGGCTTGTCCTCCTCTGTTTCCTTGTTTTGATATGGAAATAAAAACGGACCGTTCTTATAGACATAGTTCCTTACATAATCTTCCATTTTCACTCTGTCGGTGAAAGTATCCAGTAATCGGGTAATAAATATAAAATCACCTAATGGATTCTGTATGTAGAGGTTAATTCCGTAACTTCTTACCTGATGTACCAACAACACTGTACTGTCATCATAGTAATCTACAAACCCGACCCATACGCTCGACAGGCGGTCAAAGTCCTTGTCGCTCTCGCGGCCGATCTGCAAGATCGCCATAACGGTCACGCCGAGGCAGCCGCCGATGACGGCGCCTAAGAAAGCCCATAGTATATTTGTCATGTGATCTCCTCCTGTAAGTTTATTGTGATACGGCGCGGCAGGTCGGGGTCGTTCAGCGTGATCGCCAGCAGATCGAGCGCTACAGAAAGCGCCGTGTTGCGATCGCGCGCCGTGTGCAGCCGGCAGCTGAGCTGATCGGTGCGGATCAGATCGGCTTGCAGCCGCTTCATATGGCTGATTCGTTTGTCGCGTACTGTACACGCCTGTCGGTATTCCTTGCGGTATTCCTCCTGCTTTTGTTCGCAAAGCTCCTTTGACCAGCCGTTATGGCGGTTCTTGTACCCGAGCTTGGAGAGCTTCGAGAAGTAGCGGTACTCCTCGGGCGGGTAATCGTCGTAATCGAGTTGACCGTCGATTGCCTGCTCCTCCAGCTCGAAAAACACTTTTTCGTCGTTAAAATGAATGATCTTCTTCGGTGTCATTGTTCCTCCCTATGTAGGGTTATGTAGGGTTTGAGGCATTTTCCTAAAACCCCTTTCTATATTTATCTTTCTTTTTTTCTATACGAAAGGTTAGAAAAACCCTTCAACTATACATAACCCTACATCAACGATATCGTTTTGCGTTAACGATCGACGATCAGAGATAGTCCGCTGTAGACGATTCCCTGCGTCGTTCTGACCTTTTCATAGCGCTTTGCCAGCTCAACGCCGAACTTCGTGTTGCTCATGCAATACTCGTTGTTATCGTCAGCCCACTGTGCATAGACGGCATACAGCTGCTTAGCCGGCACTGAGCCTGTGTTCTGACAGCAGTCGTTGATGAACGCGGAGATCACGTCCATCTCCCGCCTGTACTCTCTCACGCTCTCGAGGACGGCGCGGGGCATTTTGAGCCCCTCCTTCTGCCACAGCATACAGCCGTCGACGATCCACTTGAAGATCGCGGTCATCTCGGCTTTGAGCTTATGGGACAGGTTCTTGTCCACCTTATCGTCGGGGATGGCGACGGTGAAGGGGATCATATGGATACGCCGCCAGATACCCGTATCGGTACCGCGGATGATCGGCTTGTGGTTGGTTGCCATCCACAGCTTGAACTCGGGCTTGAACTCAAACTCCTCGCTGTAGAGCTTTCTGGCGGTGACGGTATCGTCGCCGGTGAGCTGCTTTAAGAGTCCTTCGTTGATACGCACGCCCTCGTTCGGCTCCACGCCGGTGACCAGCCGCGCGCCCTTGAGGCGGGCGATATCGCTGTTGATGGCGGAGCTTGCGTTGTTGCGCACCATGATCGTCTCGGGCTGGATGTTGGCGGCATAGTCGCCGAACACATCGCGCACGACGTCGAGGAAGGTCGACTTGCCGTTCTTGCCCGTGCCGTACAGGAAGAAAGCGCACTGCTCCGAAGTAGAGCCGGTAAGGCTGTAGCCCAGCGCCTTTTGAACGTAGCGGATCAGATCCTTGTCGGAGTTGAAGATATCGTCCAGGAAGCTCAGCCAGCGCGGACAGTCGGCGGCAGAGCTGAGATCGACGGAGGTGATCTTCGTGAAGAAATACTCCGCCTTATGCGCGCCCAGCTTGCCTGTTTTCAAATTGAGGATCCCCGAGGGCGTATTCAGCGCCATGCGGTACTTGTCCATCTGGGCGGGCAGGATCGGGACATGGTGCTGCACCTCGCTGAGCATGGCTTTCTTGCTCTTGTTGGAGCGGGAGGCTTTCATGTGCTTGTCAAAAGCCTTCTGCATCTCGGTACCCTCGTCGGCGTCTGTCTGCGCGTAGACTTTCAGCTCCGCCGCCATCGCCTTGACGGACTGATCCGCCATGCGCTCGGTCGCGCCGATATTGTCGACGCACCATTTGAGGGTGTTGTAGTAGTACCATTTCTTCTCGGTATAGCAGTAGCGGATATTGCCGCCGAAGAGATCGACGAAGCGTTCGGCGTTGCCCATATCGTCAAAGCTGTACAGCTTGATGGGGCTGCCCTCGTCGGTCTGACCGCCGTCTTGGATCGTCAAGCGGTAGTCGTCCTCTTTGGCGGCTCCTCTGTACACCTCCGCGCAGTCGGCGATCGCGCGGGCGATCGTGATCGCGCCGTAGGTGGTACCCGACTGCTTGCGATCCCACTTCTCGCGCATGAGCCCCGAGGATCGGAACAGGGCGTCCATCTTCTCGGCGTCACAGCCGCACCAGAACGCGAGCATGTTGCACAGCGCGAGGTCAGCCTCGCTGTGTGAGCCGTAGGCGGAGATATCGCCGTGATACAGCGCTTGGAACTGTGCGCCGTTCTTGGCGTTCGTTGCGGCGCGGATGATATCATTTGCCGTATCGAGCGCGGCGCGCGGGTGAACGACGGGAGCCGCCGCGGGCTCACAGCCTGCGCCGATATATTTGGCATGAAGCGGCTTGACGCTCTCGGTACCGTCGGCGATTTCCGTGTACTCGGAGCAGCAGTCGCCCGTCATGACGAAGAACCGCCCGCTGTCATACATCTCAAAGCCGCCGAAGCTATGTTTTTTCTTTCTGCCGCCTTTGGGCAGCTTGCCGCGGCAGATGATATGGATACCGGTACCCGACTGGCTGTACTCCGTGTACGATTGCAGGGTGTTGACAAACTCGGAGATGATACCGTCCTCACCCTTGCGATAGCGTTCAAGCTCCTCGGGCATATCGTCGATATCGACGCCGAAGCAACCTGAACCGCCGAACATGAAGCCCAGCCCCGTATACTGCGCGGACGCCGAGAGCGCGGTTTCAAAATCCGCCCATGTCTCGGGGTTGTTTGACATCGCAAAGCCGCCCGTGCGCGGGTTGATCGGCTTTTTGCTGATACCCGAGTGGGATCGCTCGTCGGGCTGAGCAATCCAGCACACCCAGTTTTTGAGCTTTTTCAGCTCTGCGGGGATCGCGTTGTAATTGTGAAATCCCATGTAAAAACTCCTTTACGAAATTAATGAGAAACAAAACTGTTTCACTTAACCCGCAAAACAGTCCGAAAGTTGCATAAAACTATGCAACTTTGCTTTATACTAAGTATCAAAACGGAAGATCGTCATCATCGGAGGCGGTTTGTGCTGCCGCCGCCTGTGCCGCCGGTGCGTTGGCGTAGGTCGTTTGCTGTGCCGCGGATGCATAGCCGTCGGGATTGACGTCGGGGCGTTTCTTCTTCATGACGTGCCTGACCTCGGGATGATCGGTCGGATTAAACCACGCGATTGCCTCGCGCTTATCGCCGTTATATTCATCATGTACAACGTGCGCGCGGACAGGCTTGCCGATCAGCTCCTGCATAAAGTCGGCAAGGCTCTCATAGTTCTTGCCGTTCGGCAGACCTGCCGCCTTGCCCAGCGCCATGATCTGACCGAAGCCATAGCCGTTGACCTGCATGTCAGCCTCGGTCGGCTCTTTACGTTTCCAAAGCGTATGGAAGAGATAACCGTTCTGATACCCCTGATTGACGTCGTTACGGATGACAAGGTTCATATTGATATGAACCGTTCCGCCTTTCGTCTTTCGTTCCTCTGCTTTGACGATCAGCACCTCATAATCGCCCTCGGGCTTGAGCCCGCCCTGCTGTGCCTTCGAAAAATCATTAGTAAATCCCATAGTTAATTCCTTTCTTTTGTAATAAGTTGAACCGCGTCCTCGACGCTGCGGCAGATACCCGCTACAGCACCGTAGGAACGCATTTTATTGATAAAATTGCTTTGTTGATCGGTCGGCTTCCCTGTCGGGGTCTTGACCTCGATGAATACCGCTCTGCCGTCGGATATTCTCACGCCGAACAGATCGGAGAATCCGCGCGGCACGCCTGTTGAAAAATACCGTCCGTCCTCTGTGCGTCCTGCACCGACATTCATGCGGAAGATGATACAGTACGGCGCGACCGCTGTTCTGATCTCATTCTGTATACGATGTTCTTCGGTCAAGAAGCGATCATCCCCCTCCGCTTTGCCTGAAAGTATGCCCAGCCCGGTTTATAGCCGCGCCGCTTGGCGTAGCTGAGCAGCTCGTCGTAGGTGTGGCAATCGTCGGGCGTGTCGAAATCGAGCCGGAAGCCCTCTACCTTAATAAGCTCCGCATCCTCGTCGGTGGTTAGCTTGCGCGTTCGTTTCGGAAGAAGCGCGCCGCAGTGCGGACAACAGCCGTTCTCGGCGTTCTCTTTCGGGAACGTGAAGAAGCACTCGGGGCACTGGCACACATGTGTGCTGTTTTCTTTTTCCTCTTTGATACGCGATCGTTTCTCTTTCTTATCGAGCGTCCACTCTCGATCGTCGTCGGGCATACCGTGCCGGGCGTAGTTGCCCACATGGTCGATGATGATCGCGCGCTTACCCTCGCGATACCGCATACAGCGCATGGCTTGCTGGATATACAGCGTCAGGCTGTGGGTCGGTCTGAGCAGGATCGCGCACTCGCAGTCGGGTACGTCGAAGCCCTCGGAGATCAGATCGACGTTGCACAGGATCGTGATCTCCCCCTTGCGAAAGGCGTTGATGATACGGTCGCGCTCATTCTTCGGCGTATCGCCGTCGATATGCCGGGCAGATATTCCCGCGTCACAGAACGCCTGCGCGGTCGCCTTGCTGTGCTTGATCGAGGCGCAGTAGCAGATCGCCTTCTTCCCGTTTGCGAGCTTGCGATAATAGGCGATCACATCGCCGAACACCTTGTTTTGAATCATCGCCTTGTCGATATCAGCCTGCACATACTCGCCGCGGCGGGTATGCAGACCGGTGAGATCGGCGACCGACGGCGCGTAGTAGTCATACGGCGCGAGGAACCCGTTTGCGATCAGCCACTTGGTCGATTTGCCGACGATCAGCTTGTCGTTGACGTCGCCGAGACCGTCGCCGTTGAGCCGGACGGGCGTCGCGGTCACGCCGACGCGCGGCACATCGGAGAAATACTCATAGATTCGCTTGTAGGATGCGGCAAGGCTGTGGTGATTCTCGTCGGTGATAATCAGCGCAGGGCAGCGTGACGCTGCACCCAATCCGCCTTTTGTTAGGTTTCTGCCTCTTGAAATGTTCTTTGACGGCGGGACGGAAGAGCTCAGCTTGCTGATACGTCTCGATACTGTTTGTACCATCTCGATCGAGCACAGCTCCATCAGCACTCCCCATCGGGCGAAGGTCGCCGTGATCTGATCGACCAGCTCCCTGCGGTGAACGAGGAACAGCACCCGCTTGCCGTTAAAGGTTGTCCGTCGGGCGATCTCGGCGACGATACAGGACTTACCGCCCCCGCAGCCGAGGACGATACACGGAGCGCGATAACCCTCGCGCCACGCGCGCCGCACCTCCTCGACCAGCTCATTCTGATACGGGCGGAGCGGCATTTTGAGCCTCCTTGCGTCTGCGGTTCTCAGCCGACGCGCACGGCATGCAGAGCTGTCTGCCGTAGTTCTTCACGGTGCCGTCCACGATCTGCTGCACGGTGCGCCTTGAGTCACTCATGATGACCTTGCCGCAGTCGGTACAGCGCGGCAGTTCCACGCCGCTGTTCAGCCAGTCGCCGAGCTGTTTGCCAAGCTCCGCGTCGATAATGCCCGACCAGCGATCGAGGAAGGTGGTGTCCTTCGACAGTGTCGCATTGTGCTGTCGATCAAGCTGGAACACGATATCGAACTCATACTCCGTGTTCTCGCGCTGGACGGGAGCCAGTCCGATCTTGACGGGCTTCATCCTGCCGCGGTCGTCCTCTTCCATCGCGTACGCCATCTTCGCGCGCATGGTCGTGATGGTATGGCAGTCAGCGGACAGGATCGTGTTGACGAGATTATTCTGTATCTTGCCGGCTTCGCTCCATGCGGTATAGCTGTTTTTGTCGTTTCTCGAGGCGATCTTGTCCTTGATATCCAGCACGCCGCCTTCGTTGTCCCACGCATGGGAGAAGCTGTCGATGATGATACAGCCGCCCTCCCCTACCGCCTGCGCCGCCGAGGTGACGTAGTCGATATATCGCTCGGGGCTGTAGGGCGGATCGAGCCTCTGATACAGAAACTTGCCGATCCCGTACTCCTCACGCTCGGCATAGAATCGCGCTCGGCCGTGCTCGGTGTCTATGACGGCGATCTTGTTCCAGTCGCCGACCAGACCGTAGGCGAGCAATAGTGATGACAGGGTCTTGCCCGAGCCGCTCGGCCCGGTGATCGCGATGCGCGCCTTGCTCTTCGCGCGCGACGCGGGTTCAAATATGATACTCATGTTGTCCTCCTTATTTGATGATCAGGCTCTCTGAGCGGTCAAGATGGACATACGGCAGGGATTTGCCCGACTGAATCAGTTTTTTTGTATCGGTCTTTCTGATATCGGGGAGCTTGACCTTCAAGAGCTCCTGTGCGTTCTCCTGCGCCCATCGGATGAAACCAAGCTCATCGTCAACGACTAAGCTCTCTGCGTTCTTACGGATGGTCAGCCGGGCGCGGGGCATGTCGATCTTCTTGATACCGATCGCGTTCATGGACGCGATCATGTGCTTTTTGAGCCTTTCGGCACGCTGTTCGATCACAAGACGGCGGGAGTGCAGCGTTCTTTCCTCGTCATGCATAGCCGCTGCCTCGACATACAGCGATTTCAGATAAACGGCGATGTTCTCGGCTTTGTCGTTGAACTCAGCCTCCAAGCCGACCAGCGTGTCAAACCACGCCGACCGCAGCTTCTCACGGAAGGCTTCGAGATCCGCGATCACCTCACCGTTGCCGTCGATATACCGCCCGAACTCGTCGGTGTCGGGCGTGTAATTGTCGATCTCGTCGAACCGGTCAAACAGCTCGTTGAATTGTTCTGTCATTTGATAAAGTTCCATAGCCGCCTCACATTCTCTCATTCCGCTCTCGGAAGGCGTTGACCATGTTGCCGATCTTGCCGCGGAAAAAGTCCTTGTTCTCCGATTCCTTGGCAAAGTCAATCATACGGGAAAAGCTGTCATACGCAGCGGCAAAGTATGCCTTGAACGCTTCTTTATCGTCTTGCTGTTGAGGAACAGCCGCCTGTCGGAGCTTTTCTTCATACTCCGCCTTCTGGTCGTCGAGCTGCTTCTGCGTTTCGACGCGGTTCTTCTCATGCAGCTCGCGGATATCCGCTACATGCTCCTCTTCCATCTGCTTCATCTGCTGTTCGGTGCTGATCTCGAGGCTTTTGATGGTCTGCTTGAGCTGACGGACGTCTTCGGAAGGCTCTGCAACAGCGACGTCGATCGGACGCGAACGGAGCTCGTTGATCTCGTTGCGGAGCTCAATGTTTTGATCGTCAATATCTTTGAGCGTGCCCTTTACCTTACGCAGCTCATGATCGCGATCTTCGATATCTTCCTCTAGATGCTCGTTGATGTCTTTGAGCTCCTTGATCTGCTGTTCCAGCTCCTTGACGGTCATGCTCTGGACGTCGTTCTCTGAGGTGATCTTCTGCTGATCGGGCTCTGAAAGAGTGGAAAGAAGGTAGAGCTTTGACTTGCCGATTTGTGAAAACGTTTTCACATTTTCTTCGCTCATATTTTCTATAATAGAAATATAATAGTAAGCGTTTCTGCGGCTGATATTGAACTCGGTACCGCAGTATTCCTCAAAATTCTGATAGCCCAGCTCCTTATAGAGCTTGCCGTCGCGCATCTCCTTGAGCCCGCTGCACATATCCCACAGATTGGTCTGCACCAGCTGAGCGGATACCATGATCCTGTTGTGCAAATCAAGCGCTTTGGCGTGCTGCGCGGTGATTTCGTTTGCCATGTATTACCTCCTGTAAGTATTGTTCATAGTGCTTTTCAAATGTCTTGATTTCGGGCGGCTTCGGGTTGTTCGCCGTATTGTTCCGATAACCGTAACACTGTTGAATCCTGCCGTTGCTGTTGATCTCCATCGTGTAGTACGGAGTATCGGGATTATCTGCTTTCCGCAGGAACATAATTGTCGTCTGATTCTTTGCGTGTCGCTCAGCATAGCCGCCGACACAATGTTTTAATGCGGCGCCTTCCTCTGCGATCTCGTCGATGCTCTTCGGTTGTCTGGCGATCAAATCATCCTCACTGTATTCATAGCATAGCCTTTTGGAATAGTTCTCTTCGAAGATGTTTTGTAATTTTGCGGTTTTCTTCACTTCGATCAGCGCCGATATTCTCTCGTGCATCGTGTGAAAAACACGGGGCATGTTGATTGCGGTATCATGCAGGTCATATCCCAGCTGTGTACACTGATCGAGATAATCGTGATACAAACCATGATTCACATCATGATTCAAAAGATAACGAACCAACCGCAAGGGAGACAGTCCGGTCAACGCACAGTGATCTTGCAGACGATTGCAAGCGTAGCCGTAAACTTGTGCGATCATCAAAACATCTTCGGGTTTGTTTTTCGGAAACTGCAGCCGGCAAAAGATAAACTGCTCATAATACCGTTCATGTCCCTGCAAAAGTTGAAACTCTACGCGATTCAGATCGAGCATTTTCAGCAGGTTATTACTTTTCAGGTTGACAAGATTATCAATCCTGACGGTGGGTATCTGATAATTCCAGCCGTTATAGTCAGTGCGTATCAGGTGATGATAGCCGGATTTGACCAAATACTCGATGTTCGGATGACGGACATATATCCGCAGATATTCCAACGGAGCAACCGTATTGAAAGAGCCGAGCTCACAGTATTTCAACTCCGATTCTCTGTATGCGTCAACGTTATACATCACATAAGTGTTATCCCGAAAACCGGTAAACCAACCCGGTGCAAAGAAAGTCGGCTCTCGAAAATACTTTGTCACTCTCCAGCGATCGCCGTGGCCGCTTTCGCCGTAATAGATGTACCGGGCACAGCCGTCTTTTGCAAACACATAACGGTTACACTCTTTAAGCTCACCGCCATAATAGCGATGAAAGCACCTAACAAAAAGCTCGACGCCTCTGGTCAAAAACACGCAGAAGTTCTGTGCTCTTTTACCGATCTCCATTTTTCGCTGAATCTTCGCAGGCACCGGCGGAAATGCGTACATCAGCGCTTCTTTTCGTTCTTTCTTCATAACCGGTCACCAGTCCATCAGATCCAGCAGGCTGTCCATACCGACTTCGATCTGCTGCGGTTTTGCAGCGGATTTATCATTCTGCTGCGTTTGTGCAGCGGCGTCGTTCAGTACGCCGTCGCCGACGTCGATCAGCATTTTGAAGCTGACGGTCGCGCCTGCAAAGTAGAATTGCACCGCACGCTTGTAGGCTTCGAGATCGGAGAGCCCGGTACCGACGCCCCTTGCGACCGCCTTCATACAGCCCTCAAGGGTTTTGTCCGTTTGGCAGATCGCCTGTGCGAACTCGACGTTCTGCTCGCAGAAGCAGCACAGGGCATTGAGGACGTCGCTGTGCATGATCTGACCGTAACGATCGTATTTTACTGTGTTATCCTCTTTTTGCAGGCGGTTGATTGCCGCCTCAACGATTTGAGCGCCGGACATATTGACAACGTCGATCGGCTCGGCTATAATGGAATTAGAAGATTTTTTCTTTGCCGCTGTGGAGTTGCCGCTCCCGGCGGTTTTCTTTTTATTGCTCATGCTTGTCCTCCTTATCGTTCTCGATAAACTCGCTCAGATCGGCGACCATGTGCCTGCCGATCCAGATGATCGCCGCCGCCATGACCACGCAGGCGACCGTCAGCAGGATGTAACGTACCAAAGGCGGTATCATCAGTCATCCACTCCTTTCGAATAATATGAAGCTATATTTTTGAGACGCCGCTTTCCTGCTGAAATATGTCTGGAAACAGTCGATTTCGAAAGTCCCAGCTTTTTCGCTATATCATCGTTTTTCATTTCTTTCAGATACTTCATGATGATACAATCACGCTGGCGATCGGTCAGCTCGTGTTGGATGGCACGGGCAAGGATTTTTTTCATTCTCGCGCGCTCTGGCTGATTGTCATCGTCATGAAGCCATAGATAATAAGAAATGACATCTGTCTGCTTGTCGTTAAAATGGATAATTTCGGTTCTCATATGATTTCTTGCTGAGTAGCCGTCTGATCTTCTGACCGATCGTCAACGACCTCAACTCCTTTCTCGGCGAGCATTTTGATGTACTCCGGACTGACCTTTGATCCTGCGCGGACAGTGTTCTTCGGCTTGTCCATCTTCTGCTTGAGCGCGCCGTCAAGATCGTCGAGCCGCTTGCGGATTCTCTTATGGGCTTCATGGTGCTTCTCGCGGTGCCGGCGGTCATGCGCGTCCTTCTCCTGTACCGCCTTTGCGAAGAGGATCGCGCAGGCAGAGAACAGGATCGCGCTGAGGATCGTGACCGGGATCAGATTGGCGGTCATGCTCAGGCCGAAGCCCAGAATCGCAAATATCGCGAGATAGTGGAATAAGATGATCTTGTTCATGTTCATGGTTGTGTCAACCTCCTTGTAATTCTTCGGGGTGAGCGGTGTAGTACCGGCTCATGCTGTCCCCCATGTTCTTGAGCATCGCCTGCTCGTACTTCTTGCGATCTTCCTCTGAGACGAGCCACGTTACGTTGTCGTCCTCGTCGATCAAAAGATACGGGATCTCTTTGCCGTCGACTATGATACTGATCTCACCCGACAGACCTTTGCTTCGTCCCATCTATATCACCTCTTTTCATCATATGCCGTCACGGCTTGGTCTCTTTCCTCCGACGTTAAGTGAACGCGCCGCCTAAGAGCTTTGAATTTGCAACCATTTAACATTTTCTTAGAAGGCTTCCACATGGATTAACGATGGATGATATGGCTTGGCGACCGGATCGGATCGGCTGAGGGGAATAGCCGACAGGCGACGCGCTCGCTTAACGCCGGAAGATTTGATTGTGGTTATTTGGTTGTTGTGATCTGATCGCTCTCGACCTCAATCTCTACCTCGCTCATAGCGAGTGCCAGATGGAGCAGGACGGTGCCCGAAGGCTTGCGGGTCAGCTCGTAGGTCGTGACATACGGCACCTTGGAGCCGTCCACCTCGATCAGGAACTTGTCTTTGCGGTCAATGATTTTGAGTGTTGCCATGATTCCTCCTTGATAAATAATGAAAATCGTGATATAATGTCGAAAAATATACATTAGGGTGATCAAGTGAATATTTCTATACATAAGTGTGATGAATTTGATTCTGAGCTGTATCAATACATTACTAAAGCGTTTATCATAAAGTTGACCAAAATGATCAATAAAAAAGATTATTTTAATTGCACCGAAATCACATATTGTGTTAAGCTGTCTGACGCCACTTATCACTATGAGAATCTCTCAGAATTTGATGACAATACATCACCAAATGATGTATTTGACAATATTTCAATTCATCTTAATCCTCAGCTTTACGCAAAAGAAATAATAATGGATTCTTTCTCTATTCACTTCAGTCCTAATCGCGTATCCTTTTTTATCGATTCTGATACGCTTACAAATGCACAAGCTAACAGCATAATCGCTGATATCCGAGAAGATATTAAATATTTACTGGAATGTGCTATTTCCGGTGAGGAGCGCCAACAAACAAAACAGTATCGCTATTCCATTAGCGACAAGAGTTATCACGACGGGAAGACTGAACCTTTCGTCTGGTATCGTAGCGCGCTCTTCTGGACTATCGCCGGAGTCGCTGTTGCTATTCTCATTGGAGCGGCAACGATTATACTTCAAATAATAAAATAAGAACTCTCCCGCCTTTGTGAACAGAAATGTTGCAAGGGCGGTTTCTATTATTATTAAAATGACTTTCACCCTCTCACCTCCTTTCGGTTTGCGGATATGATAGCCACATCAGATTCTTACGTGATACGTAAGTTTTGGCTAAAAAATATAAGCCCTGCTTGTGAAGGCGTCATGTGTAAACAAGCGGCGAGTTTGTACATCGTATTAGATGAAGGCTGTTCCTCGCCGTTCCAGACTTTTCCTATAGTATTGCGATTAATACCGCTTCTAAGAGATAATTCTGTACACGTATTTATCCCACAATCAAGAGCTAGTTTTTTTAATGCTATTATATCCGTTTGATATTTTTGATTGTTATCTGCCAAAGTATTCACCTCCTTTCATTTTGCGTTCAGCTTACTTGTTGCGTAAGTTTATGATACACTACTATTAGTCTATTGTCAATACTTTTTGCGTAAGTTTATTTGCGTTTTTTAAAATTTTTCTTGCATTTTGAGAAAGTGTAATATATAATAGTATTGCAAGGGAACGGCGGCGGCTGTTTCGACACCCTTGAGAGGGGGGTGGTTGCTTGGAATACATAATCTGCTTTGCTTTGTTAGTAACGATTATCGTTTTGAGCATAAAGAAATAACCGCCCTGTGACGCAACCACAGAGACGGTTATTGAAAAATAATTAAACTGTATCGCGAAACAGCCTGTGCTGTTTCCTTGTACTCTCATTATATTCTATTTGACGGTAAATGTCAATAGACATGAGGTGAGTTTTATGCCTACAATTGGAGAGCGAATTAAAGAAAGACGAAATGCGCTCGGCTTAACATTATTAGAAATCGCTGAACAACTCAACGTCAAAGAAGCTACTGTGCAAAGATACGAAAGCGGAGAGATAAAGAATATCAAGCATGAGACCATAGTGAATCTTGCAGAAATATTAAAATGTTCTCCTGCACATCTCATGGGCTGGGATGATACTCCCCCGACGACCGAGGACACGATCGACAAGCTGCTCAAGGCGCAGTACCAGCTCAGTGAAGATGATATCAAATTCATTAGGGATTACAACAATATGTCCTCTGCTGAGCGCGAGGCGCTCCGGACGGCGATCGAGGCGATCAAAAAAATAAAGGACGCTGATTAGCGCCCCCATTGACCGTTCTGATGATGTTGATAGATACACTCGATCAGATTGAGCATATCCTTAAGGACGGTTTCGTCCTCGATCTTGTCCGCTATTGACTTGATTTGTTCGATAATCGTTTCTCTGTCCATTCATATAACTCCCTTCATTCGTTTAGGTTACAACATCTATTATAGAACATATTTTCGAATTTGTAAAGAGGATTTTATTATGGGACTCTTATCAAAACTATTCAGCAAGCCCAAGCCACACATCCCACAACCTCCTGTAAAGCCTAATTCATTAGCTGCGACGTTATCAGAGTGTCAAAAATACAAGTGTGATACTTTTTCGATGTTTACTGTTCCAAATTGTGAGTATTGCTCTAAATATGGACGTAGTCGCAAGGGAAAAGCCCAAGTATACTCTATCAGTGGTAAAAGCAAGAAATATCCCTCTATGATGATTATACCATCGGATTTAGTTATCGGCGAACCTTGTCCGATATGCAATAAATATATTTCATATGGTATATATATCGAAGGAATCAGCACATTTTAACACATTTATTATCAATACAATTATTAAGGAGGTTCCAATGTATTGTCCTAAATGCGGTCAGCAACAATCCGATAACGCTAAATTCTGTAATAACTGCGGTAAAGTACTTCAAGCGCAACAACCGCCAATTCAAAATCAACCCGCTGTTACAGCCACGCCGGTGTCGCCGCCACCGATCAATCAAATTCCTGTTCAGCCTGCTCCCAAACGCAGAAAGCCGTGGTATAAGCGCTGGTGGATCTGGGTAATCATCGGATTCTTCGGTACAGCGGTTCTCAGCGGCATTTTGAATAATGTAATGCCGAAACAATCAAAAAATGCGTCTTCCGGTTCTTCCTCTGTAGTTTCAAAATCGGGCGAGACCTCAAAGTCCGTCCCCACGATCACCCCAGCCGAAGACGACGCGGCAGACTATTATATCGTTGGCGAAAGCTATGAAGCGAAGGGGTTGAAGATCACCGTTGACAGCTGCGCAGAGTACGTCAATGACAACGAGTATTACCAACCGGCAGAAGGTAACATCTACATCAAGGTAGGCATTACCGTAGAAAACACCAGCAATTCCGATAAGTCGGTCGGCGCAGGATTGTTTAAATGTTATGTCGACAATTCAGTCGTGGATCATGAGTGGTTGGTAGGTGACAAAGACAATCTGACTTCCTATGACAGTATTTCTCCCGGCAGGACAGTCACCGGATCGCTCTATTATGAAGTGCCGAAAGACGCCTCTGTCGAGCTGGAATTTACTCCGAGCTATCTGTCAAACAGCAAGCGTGTTGTATACAAACTGAAATAACAACTCAAATTTCACTTCCGGTTTTATAACTGTACTTTACTTTAAACTACTATAAAATTACTATAAAGTAATTACTTTTCTAATTATAATAAAAACCGCCCTACCCTGCTGGAACAGGATAGAGCGGGTGTCGTACACAAGGGTACAACGAATATGGTCGCCAAACCATATCAATATTCTAACATACCCTTGTGAATTTTGCAATAGAAATTACAAGGGGATTTTTATACCCTTTTTGAGGTGTGATATGAATATTGAATTGAAAACCGCCGCGGCTTACATCCGCGTCAGCACCGATAACCAGACGGAGCTCTCCCCCGACAGCCAGATCAAGGAGATTCGCAAGTACGCAAAACAGCACGGTTATATCGTGCCGAACGAGTACATCTTCCGCGACGACGGTATCTCCGGCAGACGCGCTGAGAAGCGCCCCGAGTTTATCCGCATGATCGCGATCGCCAAGCAGAAGCCCGCTCCGTTCTGCGCGGTGCTGCTGTGGAAGTTCAGCCGATTCGCCCGCAATCAGGAAGAGAGCATCTTCTACAAGGGTATGCTTTCGCGCAACAATGTCGAGGTCAAGTCGATCTCCGAGCCGATCCTCGACGGCCCCTTCGGCAGTCTGATCGAGCGCATCATCGAGTGGTTCGACGAGTTTTACAGCATCAATCTCTCGGGCGAGGTCAAGCGCGGCATGACGGAACGCGTCGAGCGCGGCGGCGCGGTGTCGATCCCCGCCTTCGGCTACGATATCGTCGACAAGAAGTATGTCGTCAATCCCGAGACCGCTCCGATCGTGCGGCAAATCTACGCCGATTATCTGAGCGGCATGGGCGCTTTGCAGATTGCCCACAAGCTCAACGACCTAGGCGTCCGCACCACCCGCGGCAATCTGTGGGAGAACCGCACGGTCGACTACATCCTGCGCAATCCCGTGTACATCGGCAAAATTCGCTGGAATCCGAACGGCAGGACGCGCCGCAATTATGATGACCCGAACATCATGATCGTGGACGGTCAGCATGAGCCGATCATCGACGAGGACAGCTTCAACAAGGTGCAGGCAGTATACGATGTCAATCAGAAGCGGCACGCCCGCTATGCCCACGATACCGGCAAGAAGTACATGTACATGCTCCACGGGCTGGTCAAGTGCTCCGACTGCGGCGCGAGCCTGTCGATGTCGGCGAAAGGACAAGGGCTTCAATGTATCAGATACGCTAAGGGTCAGTGCAAAACGTCCCACTACATCTCGCTGAACAAGATCAATGAGAAGGTGATCCGTTACATCGACGTCGCCTTCTCAACAGGCGTCTTCGACCTGGTCGTCAAGCCGACCGCCGCACAGCAGGAACCGTCGCAGATCGACGTCGAGGCGCTGATCGAAAAAGAGCTGAAAAAATACGCCCGCATCAAAGAGGCATTTGAAGCGGGAATCTATACGGTCGAAGAGCTGCGCGAGAGCCGCGAGCTGATCGACGAGCGCATCAACGCCCTACAGAAGCAAGCGGTCAAGCCGCGGCAGTCGCAAGACGCGCTGCGCAGGAAAATCATCGAGCAAAATAAAGACGCGGTACAGACGCTCAGAGACCCCTCTGTGAGCGAGCAGGCAAAAAACGATCTGCTCCGCAGTTTCGTCGATCACATCATCTTTGACCGCGAAAATTCCCGAATCAGCGCCAAATTCTATATTTGAGCACTTCAAAAATCCCATTCCCATGCGAAAAACAGCCGTTATCTGCTTTTGGTGTATGGGGGTCCCGACGGTGAGCTCGGGGCGTCTATGCGCTATTTGGCACAGCGGTTTTCCATGCCGCTGCCGGAGCTGAAAGCGACCCTGACAGACATCGGTACTGACGATCCTCTATATGTACAAAACGCACTTTTTGCCCTTAATTCTTGTGCGTTTTGTTCATTAATCTCCTTTCCTTTTAGTACTTTTGCACAACAGGTCTTCGGCATCAAATTCAGGTGTATGTTGAGCGATCTATCGTTGAAAACCTCTATTTTTTCAACCAGATTTCCATAGAATATTTCATCCCAACAGCCGTCAACAACGATACCTTGAATGTACTCCCTTATGCTTTCGATGATGCTTGATTGATTCTCGGCAAGGGAATTTCTCTCCTTTTCATCTTTCAATTTTTTATTCGTTTCTTTGTACTCGTTATTCAGCCTTTCAAAGCCTTTTTTGTACTCGTCTGTTTCGATATCACCGGACAAGCACATATCCAGGATCTTCTGCTTCTTTTTTTCTATGGTTTCTAACTGTTTTTCATAATATGAAACCCGACTGTTTTCCATGCTGCTCTTTAATACTGAACTAACAATACCGATTACTTGATCAGCTATATCGCTCTTATCACGCATAATATCACATGTGATATGTGTTAAGATTTCTTTGAGATCTTGATACTGAATGTTTACGTTGTCGCATCCGAATTTTTCATTTTTACTGTCTTTCCTGGAGCTTCCATACCTTATTTTATCTATGCAAGACCAGTTTTCGTAGTGCTTTTTGTCATTGCCTCGTCTTCTTATCGTATGTGTGAATCTTCCGCCACATTCCCCGCACCTTATTTTACCTGACATCGCATAACGATTAGAATAGCAGCTTTCTTCTGCTTTACATAGGTTCTTTCTGCGGGTAATCTCCTCTTGTACCGCTTCAAACACCTCTCTTGATACGATCGGTTCATGGTGGTCTTTTATTACAACATAGTCGATCTCACCTTTGTTCCTTTTCTTCGAATGTGTGAGATAATCCGGTGTGAATGTTTTTTGCTGGACTAGATCGCCGCAATACTTCTCGTTTTTCAGCAATCTCATGATCACAGTATATGACCAGTCTTTCATATATCGGGAAGTTTGAACACCTTCTTCGCGTAATTGCTTAGCGATAACGTGAGCGCCTTTTCCCTCATCCAGATACATATGAAAAATGCGCCGAACGATTTCAGCGCCTTCTTCGTTGATATACAGTTTTCCGTTGCACACATCGTATCCCAGCATGTCTCTTCCGAACACCACGCCTTGTTCCATCATTCTTCTCTGACCCCATTTACATCTCTCGGAAGTCTTACGGCTTTCTTCTTGTGAGATGGAAGACATTATCGTGAGTCGAAGCTCCGCGTCAGCATCAAGCGTGTTGATATTGTCATTCATGAAATAAACGCCGATTCCTATACTTTTCAGCTCTCTTGTATAACCAATGCTATCCAGAGTGTTTCGGGCGAATCTGGATATTTCCTTTGTGACGATCATATCAAATTTATGTTCATGAGCATCTGATATCATCTTATTAAAGGCTTTTCTCTTTTTTGTGTTTGTACCTGAAATACCTTCATCCACATAGATCTCATAAAGCTCCCATAAAGGATTCCGACGTATAAACTCATTGAAGTATCGCTGTTGGCTCTCAAGCGAATTTGCTTGGTCAAGACTATCCGTAGAGACTCTGCAGTAAGCGGCGACCCTTTTGATATCGCTGACTAATGATTCTTTCATTATAACTCATTCCTTTCGTTTTTGCTAACAAACATTATATCTATAAATAGTAATAAGTCTATCCCTAAACGATTAATTACTAAATAAACCAACACATTATTTTACTTTCTTAAGACACTCGCAATACTGTGTGTGATTGATTAATCCTTTTTCTTTAATTGATAGTAGCAAAGCTTTTTGAAGCATTTGACTAAACTCATAATTCTCTGTTGCCTTAGGAATCGGTTCATAGATAATCTTTGTTTTCACTGCAAATCACCCATACATGATTATGTGAAACTGCAGCAATATATGAGCATCATACCTTTATTTGTTGTCGCGCAGTCATTCGTTCTCATTGTATCACCTTCCAAACTGATTTTTTCCTTCATTTCTTTTACATATCAAATAGATACCAAAAGCAAAACTTTCTGAATAAGTCTTATCAGGAATCATTGATACAACGATTTGCGAACACTGAAGAAACCCAACCTAAATTGTTTTAAGATTCATCATCTGATTCTGAAGAGCTCTTTTGTTCTCTTTCCATCTGATCATCCGCTTCAGACGCTAAATTAAGGCTGCATATAATTACCACTCCAAAGAAGCCTCCGACAAATAGTCCGATAAAAAAACCTATCATTATTCCTCCTATGATCTTATGTAAGCAAACAGGCACCGGTTTCCCGATGCCTGTTGATTGTTGTTAGTTGTTAATTGAGATATTCGATTGTGAAATACTCCGGCGGAACTGCCTTTGCCTGCCACACGTTATTTGCAGACAGATACAATTCATAACCATCCTCAACAAACCTCTTGGCGTCAATGATAAGGACGACAGGATTTCCGTGCCTCTTCCCTACCTTGACTGCTGTTTCGAAGTCCGGCGAAATATGAACGAACTGTCTGCTCATAGGAATCAGCCCATGTTGCATGATTGAATCCAAGAACCGTGTAGCTGTTCCGTGATAAAGATGCTCCGGCGGTTCAGGCTGTTCCATTTCGATGACCACACCCGGAATCGAATGTCCCTGATTGGCGCGAATCTTAGTTCTTTGTTCGTTGAAGGAGTATCTTCCCTTCTCATCTTGGGCGACGATCTGTTCCACAACGCTTCTTGTCACCTCGGGGTATCTTTCCTTCAGCGCCTTTATTATGGTGTTTACGTCTGCCCAACCGCCATTCCGATCTATATATAATGGATCTGTACTGTGGCGTAGCATATAGGACATCTTCTTGCTGATCTTAGTAAGTTCCATAGATGACTTTCCTTTCGAATCCTTATCTATTAAAATACTCCGGCGATTCATGAAAGTCAACTATAATCTCACTTACATAGTCATGTTCATATCTTCAGCTTGGAACATAGCAGCATATGATTCAACAGTGCCGGCGATCTTATCCATATCAGACAAAGTCGGTTGATATCCATACCATTCCGTCTTACCGGCATAAGTCCATGCGTGAACTCCTTTATAGTCATTTCCGCCTCTGGTGCCAAGTATATCGCTGAATATGAAGTGTTGTGAGTCGATTTCTCCTTCTGTGCGATTAAGGATTTTAACAGCTAGTGCAGGATATTCATCGGACACACCTTGGGTAGTAAATCTTACCTTGATTCGCACATCCTCATCCAGCCGACCTATCATGCAGTTCCCACAGAAATAGGGATTATCGATCACTTCGCTGTTTTCAAACATCTTTCGAAGATTGTTTTCAAAGAAATTCATAGCCTTCCCTCTCTGTTATTACATTGATATATTAAATCCTTCGGACTCAGAGTCTATCGGTATATAAGGATCCGCTGAGTAAATTGATTTTCCCCTGAATGAAATGTCAGTTATTTCCTCAGGCGAGAAACCATGAGAATTATTAAACGCTTCATAGAAATCATGACGTTCTTTCGATGGGATATCCCATGTGCTGTAGCTTTGCATAGACGTCATTTTGAAATACCTTGCAGGATACTTAAAAGTTAGAGCTATATCATCTCGCTGAACTGTGACAGACAGAGTTTGGGCTCCGCTCTTATTGACAGCATCAATAATTGCTTTTTGTCGAAGGAGAGGACTGTCCTCAGCTTCTTCAAAATCCCGAAGGTATTCTTTCAATAGTTCGTTTGACAGCAGATCGAAAACAATATCATCTGAACAAATGCTCATATACTCATTTCCCAGCCCCTCAACGACAGCCTTCGGTGTTCTGAGATAATCAAGAACCAGCTTTGTACTGGCTTTATCCAATGTGAATCCGCATGTGTATTCAACATCATTAAATGTTTGACCGGACAAAAACATTCGCCTGGCTGATTTATCTGCGTCAACTTCTTGATACTCTTCAAATCTGGCGCCTGCCGTAGGATTCTTGAATCCTGATTCCATAAGCTTGTCCGATTCAATGTCTACATAATCTGCGACATACTGACGAACCTCGGTCTCGATCTTATCAGTGATATCAATAAAACTCATTTTCGAATCCATCTGAGGGAACACTCCACGAAGAGGATACTGCATATCATACAGTTTGTTGTCCAGTCTGTTATAAATACCGCTATAAATGAAAGCTGTATTTCTGGACAAAGGATCGGTTCCATAATTTCGCTGACAGTAGATAAAATCGAAATCCTCATCATAAGGAAATATGATTTCACAATCGTTATATGATAACAGCCACTTGCCTTTGGCATTTACAAGCGTGTCATGCAGTCTGACGTGATCTTTCCAAGTGAATCCGCAGTCATATACATACTCACTGCTGAAATACGGCGGATCACAGTAGAAGAACGAATCCTCACGATCGTAGTGCTTAATCAGAGTTTCGAAGTCCTGATTTTCCACAACTGCGTTATTCATCCTGATGGCAAGCTGCTCGATTCCGTCATACAGTTTGCTGATGTCAAACGGCTGACTGGCAAAGCTCTTGCATGAGCTCGAATAGCTGTGGCGAATCAGTTTGAGGAAGGTCGCTGCTCTGTGCAGATCGCAGTCGTTCTCTATCCTGTTCTGGATTTCAAGGACAGCTTTGGCTACATCAATGTCGTAAAGGACTTCCGTGAGCTTCAGTTCTTCCTCGAAATACGGATTATGGAAATCCTCTGAGTTGATTCGGCGCTTCCATTCCTCGAAAAAATCTCTTGAATTCAAATGGCAAAAGCCAAGTTCGACTTTGAAAGCGTTAGGTCGAAAGATCATCACTCTGAACAGATTTGTCAGATTGCGGTTGTAGTCGTTGTAAACTTCAAACTTGTCCTTCCGGCGTTTTCCGAGAAGCACAGCACATGAACCGCCGAACGGCTCAATGTATCTGTCGTGCTTATCGGGGAACATAGCATACAAGATATGAAGTATCGGACTTTTGTTTCCCACCCAAGTGACCGGGCTTTTGATGTTATCACTCTCCCATCCAACATCAACCGCCCTAAATGCAAAAAGCAATATCAACCATTACATTTAGAAACGATTGATATTGCTGTTAATTACTTTTTATTCCGTATCCTGTTCAAACGGGATAACGTTTGTACGGTGTCTGGTGTGAGGCGCTATCTTCGACTTTTTCAGCGTTTCGATCTCACGCTTGAGCTTCTCATCGGAGAGCTTCTTTTCCCTCTCTGATTTTTCGAGCGATTTGATTCTCTCATCCAGCTCATTGTACTTTTCCTCTGCCCTTTCACGAGCCTTCGTATATGCTTTCCTCTCCGTGTCCTTAAATGAATCGATCCTCTTGGAAATCCTGCTGTATGCGAAAAGGATGGCACAGCAGAAAAGAACGAGAAAAACTCCGATGATGATTCCTAAAAATACTGCTGTTGTTTCGTTCATTACGAATTCCTTTCTTCAACTTCCTTAATAACTCTGCCTATGGCAGTTATAACAGGCACAGATACTGCGTTGCCTGCCATCTTGTATAACTGATTGTCCGAAATACCTGCGGCAAGGGCTTTGTCAAATTGTTCATCTGTAAACCCCTGCAATCGCCAGCACTCTCTCGGCGTTAATCTTCGGATCCTGCCGATATGACACTCTCCGTTCTTATCAACGATCAAAACCGCAAACGGCGCATTTTCATCTATTTCTTCAAGGAAGATGCCCGACCGTTCCGCTTTTCGTCTGCCGATGCCTGCGTTGTACCTTGCGGTTATACACCTTGCAATCTCCGTAAGCTGTGGATCGGTATTCAAGTCCACAAAGTAATAAGCCTGCGTCGCGCTCGTTGTCAGCGTATGGGCGATTTCATAACCTACCCGACCGCGTCTTGAATTGAGCGTTGCGTAAGCCGTATCGATGGTATCGCCGGGCTGAGCGATTTGAAAACCCTTTTTTGTTTTCACTTTGATCCTCAATCCGAAATCCTCAATAAGATAGATACCTGTCTTACCGCCGAAGCCGCCTGTTCCGCTTGTGAGCGTTACGCCTACTCCGTCTGAGGAGTAAAGCCGCTTTCCCTGACAGCCTCCTTTGAGCTGTAAAGGAGCGTCCCCACTTGCTTGTGTGAAAGATAATACTTTTCCTGTACATTTTTCTCGATTATATCCGACAATGTACACCCTGCGTCTGGCTTGCGGCACTCCGTAATCTTTGCTGTTAAGCACTTGCCACGTGACATCATACCCCAATTCGTCCATCGTACTGAGGATGGTTGCAAATGTCCTGCCGGAGTCGTGGTTAAGCAATCCGGGTACGTTTTCAAGCAACAAATACTTAGGTCTTTTAACCTCGGCAATCCGGGCAATTTCAAAGAACAGCGTTCCTCTGGCGTCCTCGAATCCGCCGCGCTTTCCGCAGATGCTGAACGACTGACAAGGGAATCCTCCAACGATAAGATCAATATCGGGCAAGTCTTTCGGATCGATTGTTCTTGCGTCCTCAAAGTATAACTCTCCTTCTGTATCGTATATAGCTTCATACGCTTTCTTGGCATACTTGTCGATCTCACAATAGCCGACGCACTCAAAACCGTCTATGGCTTCAAGTCCCGACCTGAAACCGCCGATGCCCGAAAACATATCAAAGAATTTGATAGACATAACTTGTCATCTCAAATCCAACAGTATAATTCATCACCTCTACATCTTCATTTTCATGCCGCTTGATTCTTCGGGAGCTTCGTCCTGATTCTCTGCGACATTGTTTTCTGCTTCAACTTCTTCGGAAGACAGTTTTCTGAATGAATCCTCATCCCTGTTTAATGCAAGTGAACTTCCGTTATCCCAATTCACATGGATCTGAGCGATGTCATCAACAAACATCACGCTCCCCTTTGTTCCGCTCGGAACAGGAGCAAACGGATCGTTCATACAGAGGCATTCCACTCTTGTGCCGGGCGGATACATACTGCGGAGACCTTCTGCCTGTCTGCGAAGTCTTTCGTATTCGTTCATAATTTTTCCTTCCTGAAGCAATGCTTCTACATGATTTCCCCGAAAGCAAAACCGAATTCAGCCTTTTCAAGAGCCTGCTGCTTCGGAACTAAGATTTCGAGAAGCTTTGCACGGTATTCCAAATCCGTGATTTTATCAAGGTAGATGCCGTAAGTCGTAAGTAACAAGCTGCCGTTTGGCTTTTCCACTGTCACCTCTCCGTACATTCCTTGCTCACAAATGAAATCCGCGACTTGCTCAATATCGAAGAGCTTCTTCTCTGTTCTGACTGAGTGTCCGATCAACACGGGGTATTCTTTAGTCATTTCCTCCCTCCTTTTGCCGGTCTGATATCTGCTGACACTGCACATCGTTACCTTTCTCCCTTCTTGATAACTGCCGTACCGAATCTGCGAATCAGAATGGCATTACAGATATAAAAAAACTCCTTGTCACAGATGTTTCTGCGAAAGGAGATCTCTTTCAGTGATAATCTTTTTGTTCCGAGATAGAGGTCATTCGCAAAATCAATGAGCACTCTGTCCTTCGGTTCAAGATCTGATGTCATACAAAAATACCCTTGCGAGGTATGTACGGCGTGATCCCAAATATTCGGGCGGATGGTCAATGTGTAAACACAGGCTATGTGATTAAAGTCATCCTCATTGATATCCTGCATAGCCGCTTCAAAGGCCGCCTTATGAGCTTTACTGCAGAAGAGCTTGTTGCCTTTGTATTTAGCGAGTATATTGATCACACGATGCGCGAAAGGGATATACCGGTTGTCGAGCAGGAACGTTTCAACCAAATCCCTTGTGATGATTGCGTTTGATTGGATTTTCCTTTTGATATACGGGCAGTGAGCTTCTACGCAGCTATCGAGCTTGCAGTCACAGTTTCTGCATTCGGAACAGCTGTTGGCAAACTCCCAAACCTCTTTTCTCTCAAAGTTAGGCACGACCTTCATATCGCGCTCAAATCTCTGCAGTTCTTTATTTTCGGTGAAATACATCTCTCCAACTCCTTTTTCGTTTTTGTTTCAAATTCTTCTTTTAACTTATTCATCAGCCAGACTCCGTCAATTGCGGTTAGCATATTAAAGTACGGAGATTTGAAAAAGCTCTCACATTCAATGATTGTATATCTGGCACAAGCGCTTCTCGGACATAACCATAAATCTTTCATTGCTTCTCTGTAATCATGTGCCGCTTTTATGATGATTGCATTCGCTAATTCCTCGGCCGCATATAGCATTGGATCTACATACAA